TGAGGATTCCCTCTGCTTGACCGAGCAAACTCGCTCGAAGTTCGTATGGATTTCCACTCATATTTCCTCCATTATGTGTATGTGTGTGAAATGTGCATTTAAGCACATAATATAATAACAACCGTGAGATATTAGTAAATAAAAAAAGGGAGCTCAAAAGAGCTCCCTTAATATTATCTATGAATTGTAAATTAGATTACATCCATATCCAAGCAGGTAACTGTACCGTAGAAGTCAGCTCTAACCATTTTCTTACCGTAACGAGTCATAACACCTTTTCTTGGGGTGAAATCCTCTGGTGCGAAGATGGTAGGAGTAACAATGAGAGGTACGTAAGGAGCGTAAACGTAACCAGTTTCAAGGTAAGAACCACCTTTGTAACCAACAAGAATCTTGTTGCGTGGGAAGTATGGATCTTTGTAAACTGTGAAACGGTTGCTCAATGAACCAATAGCTTCAGCACCGAGTGAGAACGGAGCACCAACCTGTCCGTCACCATCGATTTTGATAGCTGGCTTGTAAAGAACAGAAGCTTCGAAGATTGTAGCAACTTCAGGTGAAACCACGATGAAGTTAGCAGAACCACGAAGAGTCTTACGATGAATCTCATTAGCAACATCGATGATGGTTTCAACAAGAGTTTCGTACCACTCACGAACTGTACCAGTGAAAGCTGGACCAATAGAAAGTGCAGAAGCAAGATTCACAGCTGCTCCGGTTGCTTTGTTAACGAACTTACCTGGTGCACGTGACCAGTAGTAGTTAGCACCTTTTGCTTCAACAAGAAGATCATTAAGAATCTCACGATCGATCTCAAGTGCAATTTGCTCAGAGAGAATTTGAGTAAGCTCAACTTCTGCATCAAGTGAGTGATATGCATTAAGATCTTGCGCAAGCTCTGGAGACCAACGAGCTCTTAACTTACGTGTGGTAGCGGTAACTGCAATAGATTCGATCTTAATATCGATTTCTGGAATAACTGGATTAGGATCAGATCCAAAATCAGATTCAAAAGATGGAATTGTAAGTGTTGAACCGGCAGGTTCACCAGATACAGAATCAGTAACTGCATCAGCAATTGCAAAAGAAGCAGATAATAGCGGCATAAATGAAACTGGTTCAGTAACACCATCAACAGCCTGGATTGCACCTGACATAACAAGCAACATGTGAGAACCGCCAAAAGGATCTGGGGTCCAAGTACCAGTCGCAGAATCATAATCACCAAGCTGATTAAGTCTTCTAACGTTAAGAATCTTGTTTCCTTGCTGAACATCAGAAGAGATTGGGCAGAAAACAGCGCTTCCAACTGAGTCTTTGTTTCCTCTGGCAACGTCATGATTTGATAGTGCAAGAGATTTTGCATTTGTTATATCAAAATTAGTCAAACTGTCAGTTTTGATAACTAGAAATGAGTATTTATGAGAATCAGCTTCGATTTGACGAGAAAGTTGAACATCAAATTGAAGAAGCTTACCATCTGAACCAGTGGCATGTGCAAAAGTATTTGTAGCAGAAATAGATGTTCCTGTAGCACCATAAGCACCAGAAGCAATAAAATCACCTGCTGCTAAACCTTGAACTTGGTTATGAACTTTTGAATAAGTAGCACCAACTAAATCATACTGTCCACCTGTAGCATTTGCACCTTGCTGAATAGATCTTCCAGAAGGAGATCCATAAATAGAAGTACCTCTAGAGTAAGTTGCACCATCAGTTGTAGTATTATCTGCGTTTAGATCGTTTGCACCACCAACATCTGATCCATATGAATAATCAAGATAGAAAAGAAGTCCAGAAGGAAGGCTCATCGGCTGAATAGAAACTAGTTCATTAGCAACCAAACCACCAAAAACACGACGAACAATTGGAAATGCGATGTTAGAAAAACCATTAACGCTACCAGCAGTTGAAACGTCACCGCCGCCGGCACCAAGGGTGTTAGCTTCACGAAGAACTTGAGCTGCTTGGTTTTCAAGAAGACGAGACATTGTTTCTCTTTTGTGTTCATTAAGACCTCTAAGAAGTCCTGTTCTAGACCACTTAGAAATCAACTTTTGACCTTCAGCACCTACATCACGATCACGGATGCCTTCGGTTAATTGATTGAGTGTAAAATTTCTTGACATAATAATTGTCTCCTAAATTTATTGTTTAAAAAGTGAGTTATTTAAGTCCAGCAAGCGTCTGCCATCTATTAACTTCAGAAATTACCTCAGAATTGTGAGATGAAGCTGAAGATGTAGGTCTTGAAGAACTACCAAACTTTCGTGATTCACTCAAAGTAGATCTTCTACTTGAGGAAACTGAAAGTGATTCTGTGAGTGACTTATAAAGTGCTTTGGTCTCTCCCAAGCTTCTTGCTTCGTCAAGAGCCTTGATAACTGATCTCTTTTGAGATTCATTAAGGCTTTTGTTCTGAAGAAGCTTATTAACGTAGAGTAACTTAGCGTTAAATAAGTTCAAGTCTTCCAACTGTTCACGAAGAGTTTTAACTGCACTTCTGTATTTATTCAGTTGTATTTGCTGAGATCGATTCTGGCGTCTCAGATTACGAATTGCTTCGTTTAATTTGTTCATTTGAGGAGGATTAGTGAAAACATCTTTTCCTTCAGCACCACCGCCGAAAGCTTTAGATTTTCCTAATTTCTTTGGACCTTTACCACCGAAAGCGCCTCCAACACCAGCATTACTTCCTTTCCCACCAAAGTGATGATCCATCTTTCCTTCTCTCATTAATCTTTTCATTCTAGCTATTTCTTGACGAAGCATGCGAGGATCAATGTCAAAGACTTCATTCATAGCTTTCTCATCGCCACCTTCAAGTGATGCCATCATATCACTCATATCTTCATCACCTAAATCTTCTTCACCTTCAGCACCTTCAGCACCTTCAGCACCTTCTTCGTCTCCAAGCTCAGCTTCTTCGACATCTTCGCCTTCTTCGTCAATAATCATACCAAGAAGCTCATCAGGAAGCATGTCTTCTTCAATGTCATCACCTAAATCTAAACGAAGTGCGATTTCGCTAAGCATTTCTTCAAGGTCACCATCCATGTCATCCATTTCATAGTGCATGTCTTCTTCAACTTCCGTGTCATCCATTTCATCCATTTCGGCTTCAACAGCTTCGCGAAGAGATGCTAGATCAACTTCATAAAATTTTTCTCTTTTCATGTTTTTATTCTCCTGAGATATATTACTATTTATTCTGTTATTTGCTAAGTTATCAGCATTTTCATTTATTTTTTCAGCTAAACTTAACAATCGAGAACGTTCTTGACTGCTAAGACTGCCCATAGCCTCTGCAATAGAAGCCTTTAGTGCAACCCCTTCATTCAAGGAAGAGATAATTTTATCGCCACCAAGCATGTTAACTAATGATTTAATTGAAGACTCATCTAATACAATGTCTTCATCTAAATCATCTTCTCTTTCATCAGATTCTTCTTGCTCTTCTTCATCAACTTCGAGAAGTTGATCTTCAATGAATTCTCTGATTCGAGGAGTAACTGCTTCTAAAATGGCTTTTTTAGCATTGTCTTCTGCAACTTCTTTTAATTTCTTTGCATCGGCAATTGCTTCTTCGAAAATTTTACTTGACATGATTTTTCCTCATATTACTTTTTATATTTATCATCTAAAAAATAAAAAAACTATAATTCTAAGTATTCTTTTAACCTAGCTAATGTCTTTTTTACTCTGTTTCTTCTCATATATGACCTTTCCATGGCATCAACCATATCACTTAAGTTAAATATATTGTCATCTTCTATATCTGTTAAAAGTTTATGAGGTCTTGAAGAACCATATTGTGTTCCCGTTCTTTTATAAGGTCCAGTTGTTCTAAATGCTTGACTTGAACCACCTGTTCCTAAAGGAGGCCCACTGTGTTTCGGTTGCTTAAAGGGTGACATTCCTTGTCTAGCAGTATTTGTATGATCACCAGAAAATTCTAAAATATGATTATTTCCAACTCTGTATGCCTTATCAGCTCTACTATTGTTACCCGCAGCTGGTACAGCAAGCTTAGTAGCTATTCCTGTAGATATATCTTCGTCAAATTCATCTTCTAAAGAATTAATGTATTCGTCCATTTCTTTCTCCTCATCAGTAGAAAAGCCATACATTGGAAATGTATGACTTCTAGCTGTTTGACGATTTAAACCAGGACCGTCATCGTAAGGAGTTAAAAGAAAATTAGCCATTTAGCTTTGTCCGTCTGATCCTTGATAAGACCTACCAGAAATGTAACTTCCGATGGTAACAATATTTTGCTCAGCAATTCTTCCTGAAGTATCTGCAGGATTAGCTAATCCGCCTAAACCAGAACCAAACTCAACATTAGTTTCTGGGTCAGGTAGCTCACCATTATAAACTGGTTGATCAGTTGCACTAACAGAACCTGGACCAGGTGATGTAAGGTTAGGCATGTAAGGAGAAGCTGGTAGACCTCCACCGCCAGTTTCAACTTCAGTTAAGTCAGGTGCATCAACAAAATCTCTGTTATAAGAGTTAATACCGTTTCCACCAACAACTGTGCCATCCAAAGCAAGCTCTTGATAAGTTCTTTTTCTTTCAGCATCAGTTAGTTCTCCAAGATAAACAGGAGAAGCTGCAAAGATAGATTTAAGATTTCCATCTTTTCTAGCACCATACTGTTTATTAGGAGCAACTGCTGGCTGAACTATTACTTGGGGTTGCTCAGCCATTTTAAATTCCTTTTAATAAGTTCTTTTTAAGCTTGTTTTTTATAATATTAATTTTTTTGCTTCTTTAAGCTTTTTTAATTGAATATTTTTTAGCTTTAAAAGAAGAGAAAGCTTTTGACTTTCAGTCAATTTCTTTTTTTCTTTTATTATACCAGACTTTTTAAGCTTTTGCTTTTCTTCGGCAATAATTCTTTTAAGAGTTGTTGCTGTTAATTTTTTTACACTTTTACGCATGATTTAATCTCCTAGTCTATTAGACAACTATACTCAACTTTAACAAGATTAAATATGCTCTTTTTTTATTTTTTTCTAATTAGTTTTTTATTTTATGAAAAAGCCAAAGTTGCCCATTTGCCCGCAGCTTCATCACCAAATAAATCTTCAGGAGCATTTTGACTAGCAACCATTGCTGCTTGATCAGCTCCTTTTGCAGGAGTAACAACACCACGACCTCTTTCAGCAGAAGCCTGTTCTTGTAGCGTGCTCATCGCTGTGTCGGCAAGCAATTCGTTCAATATCGGATCACCGGTTATATTTGTATTAATTGCAGGCTTTCTTTGAGGTGGAAGTTCTTGAGATTGTTGTTCTTGTTGATTTCCACCAAAAGATATACTGTCCAAATAACTAGCACGTCTATCAGAACCTCTGGAATTATTAGACTGCCTTCCTGTGTTCATTCCTGCCAAACTCTGCATTCTTGATTGTCTTGGATTGCTTCTTCTTGATTGCTGTCTATTTTCTTGAAGATTTTTTGAATTATTAGTAGAAGGAGCCAAACCTTCTGATAAGATTTCAACTAAACATTCTTTAACAATGCCTTTTAGTTCTGTCCTGCTTAAACGACTCATTTAATCATCCCAACTTAAAATATCATTAAATATTCTATCAACTCTGTCTGATTTGTTAAAAGTCTTATTAAGGTCTCTTTTAGAAATTGTTTTACCTTCTCGTAACATAAAAGCTCCTGGTGTAGAAGGTTCAGAAACCATATCAAAGCAAATAAGTTGAAAATCTTCTTGAACTATTTGAGAATCGCCTTGATTTCTTGTAGAACCTACACCACGCGACGATATGCCTAATGTAACACCACTTTCAATCAAACTCTGTATGATTTTGCCACTTGGAGTGTCAAGTATCTCTATAGTACCGTAGACGTTGTCTCCGTCCATATGTGCTTCAGTTACAACATGAGAAACATTTTTAAGCTCAACAACTGAAGAATCAGGATGATCGCATTCTCCAAGTGCTCTCTTTTCTTGAATAAGCTTTTGATAATTAATCATCTCACGTTCAAGAATTGCACGAGGATAAATTCTACCATTCTGATTTAATGTGTTGGCTCTTTGAATAATTCCTTTAAGAATTATTTTTCCATACATATCTCTTGATTCTTTGATAAGCTTCTTATCAACATTTATTGGACACCACTCTGTTAATAATTTCATGTCGCTCATTTTAGTCCTCGCTGTTTATTTCGTTAACTAAACTAGTAAGAGTTAAAAACTTAACAATAGAACTGTCAGATATATCAGAAGTATCTAAATTTTTTATCTTTTCAGCAACTTCATTAATCTTACCGTTAACGATTTTATTTTTATTTATCTTAGAAAATCCATTTAAAGATTTTAAGGTTTGATTCTTTTTATTTTCCAAATACTCAACAAGCTTTGAACGATTTGTTTCTGCATAAAAAGCATAATTTTTAATAATCTCTTTTTGCTCTTTGGACATGTGAGAGTATTTTTCGTTTAGCTTCTTTGTCATTAGATTAAAAACTAATTTGTCTGATTGTGAATTATCAGCTTCTTTTTGAGCTACTTCAAGATTATTATTGCTTTTCTCTGTAATAAGCCAATCAACAGCTTTCTTTTCAAACTCAACAATTTTCTTTAAATTAGCATCGTCTTCTTTTCGCCATTCATTAAGTAAGTTTTGAATATTTGCATATTCAGAATAATTTGAGACATTTCTATAATAAAAGCTGTTATCATTAATTTTATAATTAATGTCTTTTATCAAAGCAGATTTTTCTCTATCTAGTTTTGTACTATTAGATCTTCTTGCTGCACCTTTAGCTTCAGTTAAAATAGCAGCTGCAGCAGGAGTAGAAGAAATGTTTGAGGTAGCTAAAGCATTGAAAAGTCTAAATTCTTTATAAAGCTCAGTTCCTTTAGCAAATCTTTTCTCCATGATATTTGTCGCTATCTTGGCAGATTTTTTATCGTTTTCAATTATACAGTTTGCTATGTGTCTAACAAATAGCTCGTAAATAATTCCAACATTTCTTTTTTTATTGTGTTTGTTACTCATTATCATCTTCCCCTGATGAATTATTCTCAGAGATTACAGACCTAGGTTTTCCTAGCTTTGAATCAAGTCTATTTAAAGTCGATTTAATATTTGCTGTCATCTGTGCGTTTTGCTCTATTTTAATATCTAAGTATTCACTAATATCTAAAACGTCTAAAGTTGAAGCTTCGTTTGCACTTGGAATATTCATCTTATAAGATGATTTTAAATCCATAGCATTTCTTGGAAGACCTGAAACATCATTTTGACTTCGCTTATCTTGGTATCTATTTGAAGTCATCAAACCATCAAGTCCCTTTTTGGCTCTATCATCGCCAAATGATTTTTTATAATTTTTTCTATCAGTTTCTTTTCTTGCTTGAATTTGCCACTTCTCAAATTCAGTAAGATTTTCTTCTTCATCTTCGTTTTCTTCGTTTAAAAGTGCAGAGCTACTATCAATTAACCGTTGAACCTTAATTGGTGCCTCATCGTCATCAATAGATAATACACTTTTTTCAGCTAGTCCGCCAAAATCTCCGCCCCCTAAATCAGGGCCGCCACCTAAATCAAGACCAGGTATTGGAGCGGGAACACCTCCACCAGCTTCGGGACCTTCTGTAGGAGTAATTGTAGTAGATTCAATTTCAAGATCACCCTTCTTATCAGATATCAAACCTTTCTTAACTGCAGCAATTTCTTCTTTGTTAAGTCTAAGTATGTGCTTTTGAACCCATGCTCTATTAACTAAACCGGGTGTTTGAAGAGCAGTTGCAGCTGCGTCAAATCTAGATTTAAATAATTCTAGCTTCTGTTGCTGCGCAATTGTTGAAGGATTTGAAAGGCGCAAGGTAAAGTCTAAAAGATCTTCATCGGTAAAACCTTGACAATATAGATGTACAATTGCTATTTTGTTCATTTCAGCAAGTATGGTTCTTTGAATCCTAGCAATTGTTCTACTAAATCGAATATCTTCTTGTGAAAGAGTTGCTTTTGCACCTAATCCTTCATCATAACCTAAATAAGCTTTTGGTATCTTAAGAGCTGCAAACAATTTCTTTTGAATATATTCAACATCATTAGTCTCACCTGCCATTGTTCCACCGCCCAATGTTTGAATATCGGTACCACTATCTGATCCTCGAACAGGTATAAAGTAATCTTCGTCCACTGAAAGTGGGTTATACCTCAAGTCAACACGGCCAGAGTTTTTATCAACAACGGAAGATCTTTTAAGACTAGATTGAGCTTGCTCCATGTAGTTTGCAATATCTTCGGGAGGTACATTACCAACGTCAATCTTAAACATTCTGCGTTCAGGAGCTCTTACAATTCTATAGACCAACATTGCATCTTCGAGCAAAATTAATTGTCGCCATATTCTCCTTGCGGGTTCTAATACTGATGATCCGTATGGTAAAAATGCGTCATTTCCTAAAAGTCTAAGATGAGATATCTGCCAGTTCTCTAAAACCTGATTTCCTTGTGTAACCCATCTAAATCTAACAGCCATTGGATCGTTTTTATCAAACCCTTCTTCTCTTTCAATCTCAGCAATTGGTAATGGATAAGCATTTATTACGCCGTATTGAGGATGAACATCATTAAAAAGAAAAAAGTCACCATACTTTACAAGGTTTCTTACCCATGCAGTCATGTTAAATTCAATGTTGAGTGTATCATAAAACAACTCGTGAAGAATTTCTCTGATTTTAGAATTTTCAGAATAAATGTGTAGTGTCTTACCGTTTTCATCAGCTGCAACAGATTCTTCAGCATAGATGTCCAATGCACTAGCAAT